CATCTTCGTGAGCACAGCCGCCTTGGCCATCTGCTCACCTGCGAGGCTAATAGACAGCTTTAACGTATCAAAAGCGGCTACGGCAATTCCAATTGGGATGGCAATACGGGAAATAAAGCCCAACGCTCCACCCAACACCGACACCAACCCACTGCCACCAGTCAAGGCTTTGGTAGCCGTGTTCGCACCAACAGCAATCGTACCGATGGCAGGACCAACAGACTTAATGCCTTCCTTGACCTCCTTGGCAGCTACTTGACGTAGAGCCGGGGACAATGCTAGCGCACCAGCCGTAACGGCTGGGAAGGCCGCCCCCAACTTGACCAAGCCAATAGCCGAGTCAATCTCGTGGAACGGTTTGATGGTCTCAACAACTTTGGAGGTGGCTGCGCTAGCCTGTCCCATCGCCATGCCGAGCCTGGACGCGGCGGGCACCATGGCGGTGAAGGTATTCCGCATCGCCTCCACGCGCGGTGTGACTTGCTGTGCCCATTTCTCCAAGCCAGAGGCCACCAACCCCCGGAAGGCTGGACTAGCAACCGTTGCCACGGTTAGTGCTAGCTTCAGATGCCCGGCAATATCGAGCAGGGCTTTACCAGTTGATACGAAGCTAGAGCCTGCCTCCGCCACACCGGTCGCGGTCTGCTTCCAGGTCTTTTGTGTCTGGATAGCGTTATCATTCACAGCCGATTGGGTCGTGGATAGTTTACGCAATGCCTCGTTGCTCGCGAGGATCGCGCGCACCATTTCGGCCTGGGTTCTGGAGTTGTTATCGTTGGCCGCTGCGGCGGCCCGGGCGGCACGCTCTGCATCGGAGAGCGTACGCTCATAATCACTGACGGTACGCGAAGCGGATTGCGTCGCCGTATCAAATCGCTTTACGTTCTCGGCGGTCCCCTTAGCCGAGCTATCAAATTTGTCTAGGATCTGGCGCACGCGCACCAGATCACGCTCGAAGGCTTCGGTACGGGCGCGGATTTCAACGTCCGCAGTACCGATCGTCTCGGCTTGGGCGGGGGCCATGAGACTTCCTAGTGTTTTCGACGCAGCTTGGAGGGAGGCTTCTCGCCACCAAACTGTACATCGAAGATGTTAGGGGAGAGGACTATCGGCCTACCGCGCGCATCCTTGCTAGTTCTACTAGCCGATTTGTAGACCCTCTTTTCCTCATTATCTTCCGAGGAGCCGAAGATGGTCTCCATCACGTCGTAGAAGCCGTAATGCGCTGCTGCCAAGTATCCAAGATCCTGGTCTAGTGCCTGATTCTCTGTCAGGCACAGCCAGCCTCCAGCAAAACGCAACAACTGCTGGAGGTAATCCTGGAACTTTACATCTTGACGGCGTGCGGTTTCGGAGGGTCCTCTAAGTCATCCTCCTCTCCAGAGCCCTCACTCGCTTCCTCACCCTCTGGCGGGGCGGGCCGCCCACCGCGCGCCAGGTTACTTAGGAACTCAACGCAGCGGCCCAGTAGCTCGCCCTGGGCGTCCATCAGGCCGTTCTCATAGACCAACCGGTCCAGGTTCTTGAGGCGTTTAGCCTCTTCCGGACCGATCCCTAGGCGGATGACACTCACGATGGTGTCAAGGTCCATATTCACGACCTTGTCGATCGCCCCACGAATACCACCGGCTTGGCGGGAAATGCCTAGACCGGCGTTAAGCGTGGGACGCAGCAGCAGTGTATGGGGACCTAGAACGAGCTCCACGTCCCCAGAGCCCGGATAGTGCTCGGGTCGCTTGGTCTTTGCCATGTTGCTATTCCTTAAGGTTGGCGTGGCACGGTTATTGGCACTCTACGTCAGGCTACCCGTATTATGGGGCAGCATTCACCCGCACGATATTGGAGTTGATGCCGATGGTGGCATTCAACTTCATGACGTTGTTGGCTGTATCCAACACCTCACGTGCGGTCATCACCAGACCGATAAAATAGCGTTCGGAGGGCGTGCCGGCTTGCGGCGCGTCATTGAACTGCACCTTGAAGGCGTAGTTGTTGGGGGTGGCCTCTGCCGCCCGGATCGCGATCTGACCGGCGTCCTCATAATCGATACCGCAAACCAGCGACATGTCGCCAGCGTTACGGGTACCCTTGAGCTTTTGGGTACGCTGCTGTTCGATCGCGTCGAAGGTGATGGAAGTGGCCTCGTCGCCGAACGAGCCGATATTCTCCATCCAGTTGACCGCTACCCAGGACTGGCCTGAGAAGTCACCGAGGACGAAGTCCGTAGTCTGAGCCGCCAGCGAGCCGCCGATGTACAGTCGTGCACCAGCAGTTGCGAAGATACCTGCCATGATTCAGTCTCCTTTCAACAGGAAGAAGCCCCGTCATCACGACGGTGCGGAAGTTGCTCAGGCGATAGTTCCGGGTGCCGCGCGCCCGCCGAGCGTTAGCGCGCTGCGAATAAGTGTGGGGCGTCCATCTAGGGGTGCTGGCGCATCACTGCGCTAGGCCCGTGCTCGCCCCTGCGCACGGGCGAGAAGCTTTTCAAGGCGTTTTAGCGTGTACTTACGACTCCCACTTACGCTGTACGGCCGCATGTAGGATGGTTTATGAATCACCGTAGGTGGATTGATAGTATTAGCTACTCTTGGACTTAGGGTGGTGTACAATGAGGAATATGGGGAAGAATAGGGGGTCATCGTAATCGTCGATGTTTTAGTTGAAGTTGGAAGCCGGGGTGGCGGTGGGGTGTAGGAACGGCTGATGCGGGGTACGCTTATCGAAGGAACCGTAGAGAACGAGCCACCCGTTGCCTGGGTTGCTGTTCGACGCATAGACGTTAACGCCTGTGACCGGCTGAGCGTAGTTTCTGCGGACTTAAGCGCAGCCGTTGCGCGGCTAGCCCAGGAGCTAATTTTGTTTTGAAGGTCGGCGGATGCCGTCTTCGATGAACTTATCAACCCTGGTATGGAGCTACGCACAAGCCCAACACCATCGTGGATGGTACGAACGGCCGCCGCACCAGTGTCAACGTTTTTGGCTTTGGAAGCGACGTTTATACCAGCTGCGAGAATCGTCAGTGCCCCCAATACAGCCGATGCCCTGCCAACCACTTCAGGAGTGGTCTCACCCGCCGCCGTGCGTAGTACATCCAGCAAGACCCGACCGGCCGTGGAAGCTTGAGCTACCTTCGCCGATGAGTCCGATGCACCCCTACGTAGCGCGCCTAGCTCCCTGTCCTCAAAAAACTTAAGTGGCTTATCGAAGCCAAGATTGCCGGACTCACGAACCGACGACTCGATGACATCAGCGTTTTCCATTCGAGTACGTGCGAGTGTCTCTGTCTTCGACTTATTCCATTCTTTCCAATAGTCACCGATAATCTGATCTTGTTTTGCTCGATTGCGTTGGTTATACGCCTCATCTAACCTTGTTAGAGTTGCTCTTGCCTCACGCTGCTTTTGATAATCACGACTATCCTTAAGCCTGCCCAATTCATTATAGACATCGGAGCGAACGATGCTTTTTTCACGCTCATTCATACCCTCAAAATCTCTTTCACTTAACGGCTTCTGCCGAGGCCCTCCACCAAGCACATCTTCAAAGATGGAGTTCGGATCGAGTATATTCATCCGCCCCGATGCCTTGGCCTCGGCACTACCGAGCAGGCTACCGGCCCCACCAGCGTCCGACCACTGCCCCTCCGCATCACGGGGCTGGTCAGGATTGAAGCCTGCCTTCTCCAGGCGCTTGCTGTAGTAAGCGCCCAACGCCATGCGGATCCGCTCCTTCTTGGACTTGCCGTCGAAGCGTGGGTTGTCAGAATTAACAAAATCGTCAATCCAATCCTTGACCGTGGCGTCCTTGCCCAGCGTCTTGGAGAGACGGAGCAACTTGTCCGCACGCTTGGTTCCACCCTTGTCGAACTTCTTCAGACGTCCCACCAAGTCAGTGGCCTCGTCTTCAGACAACTCCTCAACAAAAAACTCCCAAATCTTCTTTTGTTGATCAGTGTTCAACGAGCGAATCTTGGCTCGCAAATCCTCAGCTTTGCTCAACGGTCGGTACAGCATCTTCTCTCTTTTACCGTGCTCCTTTTCCCAGCTTTCCCACTTGGCATAAGCCCTTTGCCAACGCCGCTGGTGGGCCTTGTCCCAAAGATACTTGACACCAAGTGCCGTACCAACCCACGCCACCCCTGCTACCGCGCCAGGAGGACCAAACACCCCGTAGCCAACTCCAGCTGCCAAGCCTAGGTGCAACAAAGTCTTTTTTGTCTCTGACATGCCTGGCTTTACTTCGATATAGATGCCATGCTCATCAGACTTATATCCTCTCGGGGTGTGTGGATTCTTACGGGTCTTACCGCTCCTACCGCCACCACCGGTCTCCGACCACTTGCCGTCATCGGCACGGGGCTGGTCCGGGTCGTACTTGACCAGCAGCCGATCAGCGCGACGAAGTGCGACGCTAGCAGTCATTTTTCCACTCCCTATTTAGGGAAGCCGAGCAAGCTCGATAGATAGCGAAACCATCCTAGCCACCGTCTGGTCATCGTCCGTAGGTGCTGGAATGGGCCCACGCGCGTTGATCTGGATGACGTTCCAGCCTGAGACCGATATAGACGCGCGCTGGCCATGGAACATTTCTCGGATTGCGTAGCCTAACCCCTCAACTATTCGGTAGCGCGTGGGCGTGTCATTCAGACCGTAGACCGTGATGTCCCGCTCCTGGATGGGGCGGAAGTCGTCGATGCCATCCTGATCGGTTAGGCTAACGTCCGGACTAACCATAATCACTGGATAGACCGGCAAGGGCGAAGATGGCATCGGTCGCCGTGTAAACACTGGCCAGGAGCCTGCGTAGGCCGTCAGCTGGGACGTTATAGCACTCGCCCCAATCAACGCCGAACGCAACGGAACGGCCAGGTCCGCCGCACTCATTATGACCTCAACTCTCTAGCGATCTCTTCCTTAATAATCCTGGACAACGACCTGCGATGGGTCGCTAGAGCAGGCCGTAGGAAGGGGCGCGGTTCCATCGTTTGCGTACCAAACTCCAGGTAGCCACCGTACTCCACCGATGTACCGACCGTACCAGTGAGGTTTTTGGTGTCGTAGACCGTCTGGATCGAGTTCACCAGGCGACCGGTGTTGGAAGCCGGAGGCTCCCCGGGGGCTGATGCTTGGTGCGTCACACCCCGCCGTGTATAGATCCGGCCGGTCTTCTGGGTGTTAAGGATCAAAGCAATAGCCTCGGTTCGCACGGCCTCGGTCACGCGCACGACCCCACGCATGGTGGCCCGCTCAACCCGCGCCCGTAGCGCTGCGTCATTCCACTTGACAGACATCACTGACCTTGGGCTTTAGGCGGAACATCTTACCGATT